TAGGACTATTAGGTATTGAATCAGAAGAATTTGATAAATTAACTGCACAAGCAACCAATGCAATTGCATTTGGTATGGGTATAAAAGATGTATCTGAAGGTGTAGGTAAATTAGCTAAAAACTTTACATTAGCAGGTACTAAAGCAAAAATATTTGCTGCAGGTCAAAAAGTATTAAATTTAGCACAACGAGCATTTAACGCTATATTAGCAGCGAATCCAATTGGTTTAACTATATTAGCAATTACAACGTTAATTGGTTTAGTAGTTGGGTTAAAAGATAAATTTGAGGCAGTAAATAAAGTATTTCAGTTCTTTAAAGGATTAGTTACATCAGTAGGTGAAGCATTAGGTTTAACAGCTACAGCAGAAGAAAAAGCAGCACAAGCAGCTAAAGAAGCATCTGAACAACGTGTTAAAGACATTGATAATGAACTTAAAGTACGTAAAGCAGCAGGTGAAGATACAGTAGAATTAGAACGTGAAAAACAACGTTTATTAACACAATTAACTGAAGAAGGTAGTCAGGAAAGAAAAGATGCTGAAGCAGATGCATTAGCATTTGAAGCAGCACAAGCTAAGGCTAAACAAGATATTATAGATAAGGCAGAAGCAGAAGCAGCAGCAAAACGTAAAGAAGCAAGAGATAAAAAGAAAGCAGAAGAAGAAGCAGCTGCACAAAAGAAATTAGAAGAAGAACAAGCTGAAACAGAACGTTTAGCACAAGCTGAAGTAGATAGATTAAAAACTATTGACGATATAAAGAATGAGTTCCTTATGATGATTGAGGAACGTGACCAAGAAACTGAATTAGAAAAAGCTGAATTAGCAGAAGAACGTAAATTAGCTGAATTAGAAGAATTAGGTGCTGATTTAGAAGCTGTTCAAGCAGTAAGAGATTATTATGCGGGTGTTAAAGAAGAAGCTGCACTTACTGATGCTCAAACACAAAAAGATATAGACGACAAAGCTACCGCAGATGCTCTAGCAGCTAAAATGGCTGAGATTGATGGTAAAGCCGAATTAGAACAAGCATATTTAGGTTTATTAAGTCAATTTGGTAATTTCTTAGGTCAAATAGCAGGTGAAAGTAAAGAATTACAAATAGCAGCAATTGTTGCTACACAAGCAGCTTCTATTGGTCAAATTCTATCATCTACAGCAGCAGCAAATGCAAAAGCAGTAGCAGTAAACCCTGTGGGACTTGGTCAACCTTGGGTTGGTATTAATACTGTATCAGCAGGTCTCGGTATCGCAAGTTCGATTGCTGGAGCCGCTAAAAGTATTTCACAAATTAAAAATAGTGATAGTGGTGGAGGAAGTGTTGGTGGTGCACCTTCATTACCTCGTGGAGCTAGTGCAGCACCAACGGTATCATCAGCAAATATAGACATTGGAACTAATCCTGAAACCGCAATAACAAATAACGCAGTACAAGCATACGTAGTATCTGGTGACATAACGTCATCACAAGAAGCTGAAGCTAAATTAAATAATAGAAGACAAATAAGTGGCTAAAATAACGTGGATATTAAAGATACTTTTCGTAACTTCTATAACCCAATATAAACATAAAATATGAAAGTAGTAAAATTAACAATAGATGAAGATAATGAATTCGAGGGGATTGACGCAGTTGCCTTAGTTGCTGAACCAGCGATTGAATTAGACTTCCAATACTTCAGCGCTAAGAAATTCGAAACCTATAATGATTATCCTAAGGCAGCAATTGCCGCGGCTAAACAAGGTATTAAGAGAAACGAGGCGATAAAGAATAAATGTGCTACTCAGGTAGGTAAAGTTCGTGCCCAGCAACTTGCTAATGGTGAAAAATTATCCCTTGATACCATTAAGAGAATGAGATCGTTTCTACTACGTCAAAAGGATAACTATGAATTAGCTGTTAAACGTTCAGACTATGATGCGTGTGGTTATATCAGTTATTTACTATGGGGAGGTCCTGCTGCATTACCTTGGGCTACTAAGAAATTAAGAATGGCAGGTGAATTAGATGATAATACTCAAGATATCATTATGAATGAAATGGGTAGATTTGCTGATATTAAGGAAATTGAAGGTATACCAGTATTCGTAAACGAAAATCAAGCTAATAAAATGGCTACAAATATTGGGTGTGCAGGTAGTCATAAACATGAAGTTGGAGGTACTACTTATTATATGCCTTGTAAATCACATACAGAAGCAACTGATAAACTACTAAAAAAAAAGGAAGAAGCTGAACCATTAGAATTCCATTCAGAAAAACATTTTGATAATTTTACTGAGGAAGAAAAAGCGCAATTACTTAAGTCGTTAAAATCCGTTGGTAAAACACAAGAATCATTAAGTGATACTACGTGGGTAGAAATTACTGAAGATGAATTTAATAACTCACTATACGCTGAATTCGCTGTTAAACGTAGCGATTCAAATCCAGATGATGGTTCATTACAAGATACTTCACAATTTAAAGTATTATACAAATATAATGGTCCTAAAGATAGTAAAAATAGAACATTCTGTAGACAAGTACTAAATTTAGACTTATTATACAGATTAGAAGACATAAATAAAATGTCATTATTTGGTGCTAATGATGAATTCAGCACATACGATATCTTCACATATAAAGGTTCTTATAACTGTCGTCATAGATGGGAACAAAAATTCTTTAAAAAAGAAGATACAAATAATAAACGCGCAGTAAAAAATCCTATATTAGAGGAAATATTAGGTGGACCTAGAGCACAACAAGCAACTCAAGTTAGTCCACAAGCTAGAACAACAACACAGGTAGCTGAAGGCGTACCTGAAGGACAATTTTTATTTAAAGCACAAGCAGATAAATATGAATTGGCTGGACCATTAATGGTAGCAGATAAATTAATACCTCGATTTGATGAAGACGGAAACAAATATATGGTTTTCTTTGATGCAGAAGGTATTAAAAAATTATCATATAAGTTAATGAAAAACAAGTTAATTGATTCAGTTAACATTGAACACGACCCAGATAAATCTATGAGTGATTTAACATTAGTAGAATCATGGTTAGTAACAGACCCAGAAAACGATAAATCTAATTCCTATGGTTATAAATTAACTAAAGGTAGTTGGTTTGGTATCTATAAAGTAAATAGTAAAGAAATTTGGGATAAATATATTAAGACAGGGGCTGTTAAAGGCTTTAGTGTTGAAGGTATATTTGCAGATAAAACAATCATACAATCTAAAGAATACGAATATGCCACTTAGTACACCTAAACCAACCGAAAATAAGGATGAATTCCTTAGTAGATGTATTCGCGATACTACAATGCAAAGCGAATTTCCAGATGGCAAACAACGATTCGTAGTATGTTTACAACAATGGGAAAATAATTAATAATATTTATTAAGAACATGAAACGAATGCTCAAATTTAACCTCTTAACATTAATGGTAGGTACTACTGCTTTGAGCTTTTTATGCTCATATTTTTTTGATATAGCTATGAACAATGCAGAACAATACTTAGCTATTATTGTGGTAATATTTGCCGACGGATTCTTTGGAATGTGGAGAGGTATAAAAGCAGGAGATTTTCAAACAAAATTAGCATTAAAAGTCCCTAAATCACTAACATTTTGGATAGCTATACTAACCGTAATTATAATGGTTGAAAAAGGAATAACAGGAATAAGTTGGTTATCAGAAGCAATTCTAATCCCATTCGTAGTATTTCAAATGGTAAGTGTATTAAAAAATGCATCAATGTTAGGTTTAATACCACCAAGTATGTTAACCAATATACTAGCAAAACTAGATAAACACAAAGATTTTAAATTATAACTATATTTATTGTTATAGATTTTAATTTCCATTGTTATCTATGTATTTTATTTTTTTATTGTAGAGTTCTTTCTCTAATATAGATTGGCTCCCGTTCTAGGGAGCCATTCTTTGTCTAATTCGTTTTATACTTATTGTATTTTGGTGCTACACCATACTTAGCGATATGTTCTTGTATGTAATGTGTCTCACGTAATTTACGTGTTATAGTGTCATCTTCTGGCTCAAGTATATCATATGACAAATCCTCTCTATTTATTTTACCTTTAGCTAATAATTCTGGTATAGGTGATTGCCAAGTATTATTCGTCTTTAGGTGCTTACTAAAATGAGCAGTTACACGTGATTTAATTTTATTTGATTCACCAATATAGATAATATCATCGTTTTCATATATTGCATATACTCCAGCACCATCTTTATTATGGTATTCTTGAATCCATTTTGCTTTACGCATTCTATAAGCATCTACTTGCCAATACCTAATGTGTTCTACTTTTGATTGTTCCTTCTTACATGATTTACATTTGTATCCACCTTTGTTAAACATTGATAAATAACAGTTTACACCTGGATTTAATGGGATTTCACAATCAGTACATAATTTAGGGTATACACCCGATTGATTTAATTTTTCTTTAATTTCTCTCATAATTTATTTATTTAGTTATTGTTAATTATTAATTATACCTTAATATACGAATCCTAATTGCGGTAGCCAAACATATTTCAACAGGCTTTCATATTCGTTTATACATATTAATATTTTCTTCAAAGCGACAGAAACCTACATATTTCATTAAGTAATAGAAGAAATATATGTATCGCTAAGTGTTCCACCAAAGGAACGCAATAACTTATCAATTAATTTTTTTACTATGACAAAAATTGAATTAAAAGAGCTGGTAAAACAACACTTTAATTTAGTAGAGGCAAACGTTGAAAAATTCGACAAGGCGGAACTAGAAGATGGATCGAAAGTATCTAACGAAGAAGCAGGCAAATTTGCTATTGGACAAACTCTATTTATAGAGGATGCTGATGGAAAAATGGTTAAAGCACCTGAGGGAGAACACGTATCTAAATCTGGTATCCAATTTATTCTAGATAAAGATTCTAAAATCACAGGACTTAAATTTCCAGATGCTAAAGGAGAAGGCTCAGCCGATCTTGCAGTAGACGAAGAAATGGAAGAAAAGGATGAAGTAAAAGACGAAGCATTTGATGCTCGTACTGATGCTGAAGAAGAAGGATATCTAGACGGAGAAAAAGACGAAAAAGCTGATATTGAAGGAGAAGGTCTATCTGAGATTAAATTAGAAGACGTTGTTGAACTAATCGGTGAAGTAGTTGAAGCAAAAGTTGAGGAGATGAAAGAAGAAATCAAAGTCAAAATGGCTGTAATCGAAGAAGAAATGAAATCGATGAAAGACAAAATGACTGCTTTCTCTAACGAACCTGCTGCTGAAAAAACTATACCAAACGTGAAATTCGCGAAAGTAGAATCTAGCACAAAAGCAGACAAACGATACAACTTGATGTTGAAGAGAATGTCTAACAAATAATTAAACTAACAAAATTAAACTATTACTATTATGGGATTAAATGTATCTGCGTTAGCAGACTTTAACAACGAAGTAGCAGGTAAGATTGTTCTTCAAACTGTTTACAAAGGTAACACTGCCGAGTATGTAAGCATTCAGGAAGGAATTAAATATCAAGAACCACTTAACAAAATTGCTGTAGACCCTTACTTTCAAGGTGGAGATGCAGTAACTACACCTAGTGGATCAGCAGTATTTTCTCAAAGAAATATTACCGTTACTAAAAGAACCGCTTTCGACCAGTGGAACTTACAAACACTAACACAAAAATACTTAGGTATATCTGCGTTACCAGAAGGTTCTTATGAAGAGACTTTCTCACTATTAAATGACTTAACTACTGAATTAGTAGCAAAAGCACAACAATCAAATGATGATTTCATCTGGAACGCTTCGGGTTCTGGTACATTTCCTGGTTCAACTGTTGTTGCTGAAGCTGATGGATTTAAATATCTTATTTCAGGTTCAACTTCAGGTGTAAACATTGCAACTGGAACTTCTGCAACTGCAATTACAGGTTCAACTGCATACGAGCAATTAACAGGAATGATTTCTAAAATTGACGCTAACGTAGCTGATGCTCCAGATTTAACATTCTTCTGTGGTATCTCAGTATTCCAAAGAATTATCAATGGATTAACTACTCAGAACTTATTCCATTTTGACCCAACAACTGTGAAGTCAAGAGGTGGATACTATGAAGTACCTTTACCAGGATATCCAAACGTAGTTATCGTAGGTGGATGGGGATTAAGAAACTCTGAAAGAGTAGTATTAGGACCTGCATCTGATATGTACGTAGGAACTGATTTAGTTTCAGATACATCAAACTACCAGTTATGGTATGATATCAATTCTGATACACTAAAATACAGACTAAGAAACAAATTAGGAACTCAAATTGGACACCCAGCATATTACGTGTCTAACGATTTAGCCTAAGCTTTAACCGATTATTAACTAACAAAACACTATAAATTATGGCATGTGATATAACTAGTGGCTTTCAACTTGGATGTCGCGACAACATGGGAGGCTTACGCCAACTATACATTCTAAGTGGATCAGTTAGTTCAGTAACAGGCGCAGATAATGGTTTAATTACAGCAATCAGTGGATCAGGCACATTCTTCTTATTTGAATTAGCTAAAAACACAGGTGACTTTACAGAAACTATTAACAGTAGTATCGAAAATGGAACAGTTTATTACGAACAAGTAGTAAACGCACCATTTCAGAAATTACAATCGTCAACTCGTAATCAAGTTAAGGTATTGGCTCAAAACCCAGACCTTAAGATTATAGTTCAAACTAATAACGGAACCGAAGACGGCGGAGTAGGACAATTTTTCTACTTAGGCCAAGAAAACGGAATGACGTTATCAGGTGGAACTGGACAAACCGGTACAGCTTTTGGAGACCTAAATGGATACACTTTATCATTCATGGGAGACGAACCTTTCCCAGCAAGTGAAGTAAGTGGATCTAATTTATCAGGTGTATTATCAGGAATTACAGCTTCCAACTAATATACAATTATTACCTAAA